AGCCTCTGTACAAAGCCGCCGAGACCCGGCAGGAAAAGAACGAGATCGCAAGGCAGGCGAACGTGTTCTACCGCGCGGCGGGCTACATGGAAAAGTGGAACGACATGATGAAATGGGACAAGGAAGATTCGTGACAAAGGTGCACTAGAGATTTGCCGCCGGAGGCTGATACAATAGGGAGGAGGTGATGAGTATGGATATTCCGGCGGCAAAGCCGTCGCCCCGATTTGAGTTTGGGACGCTGTGCTGGTATGAGGGAAATGTATTTCGCATTGTCTTGGAGATCGGGCTGATGGATCAGGACGGCGAGCAGGTGCATTTGAAAACCGGCGATGCAGTGACGGTACGGTTTTATGATGCAAAGACGGTGCTTGTGAAGGAGTTTTCCCCGACGATCAGCGGGGACACAATCACGCTGGCGTTTGACAAGGCGACAACGGCGCTGTTCCCGGAGGGGGACTATACCTACGACGTGGAATACGAATACACGGACGAGGCTGGCGCGAGGAAAACGACGCTGGCAAAGGGGAATAAGTGCCTGGTCCAGTGAGGGGAGTGATGGGGTGTGAGATATGAATTTCCGCCGGAGGTGGTGCTGAAGCTCAACGGGTATATCCAGAACGGAGAGCTGACGCCGACGCTCGCGGGGCAGGTGGAAAACGGGGCGCTCAAGCCGCTGCTCAACGGGTATGTTTCGCGCGGGGTGAAGGCGGCGGAGATCGACGAGAACGGGCATCTGCTGCTGACGATGACGGACAATACCGTGCTGGATCCTGGAAGAGTGGTAGGACCGCCGGGAGAAAAGGGAGACAAGGGAGACCCGGGCGCGACAGGCGCAAAGGGTGACCCCGGCGCGAAGGGTGATAAAGGCGACCCCGGCGCGGACGGTGCGCCCGGAGCAAACGGCGTGTCCCCGACGATCACGACGTCCAAGAGCGGCAAGGTGACGACCGTGACGGTGACGGACGCGACAGGCGAGCACAGCTTTGAGATTCTGGACGGTGAGGATGGCGGCGCTGGAAGCGGCGGCGATATGACCGCTGCGGTGTACGACCCGCAGGGCAAGGCGCAGGACATTTTTTCGTATGCGGACGCACAGGCGGGCGAGGCGATGGACGAGGCGACTGCTGCGGCGTCGGCGGCGAGAGGCGCACAGTCAGCCGCAAGCAGCGCACAGTCAGCCGCGTTAAGAGCACAGACCGTGGCAGAAAGCAAGCTGTCCTCGACTGGAAACGCAAGAAGCCTGGTCTGCGACATCTCAGTCTACAGCCAGAGAAGAAACCTTGTGGCAGGTGAAAAGCTGTCCTCCATGTTTGGCAAAATTTATCGGTACTTCGCCGATCTCAAGGCGCTCGCTTTTAAGGCGTCTGTCGAAAAAGAGGACCTTGCGGCAGATGTGCCGCTGCTGCCGGATGTGACCGCCGCTGACAACGGGAAATTCCTGCGGGTAGTCAATGGCGCGTGGGCAGCGGCTACGGTCGATAATGCGAATGGAGGTGCATTCTGATGGCAGCACCTGAACCTTCCCCCATCATTGAATATCTGACCGACAACACTGACCTGACAAAGGTCGCAAATGCCATTCGCGCGAAGGGCGGCACAACCGAGCAGCTTATCTACCCGGACGGCTTTGTAACGGCTATCGGCAACATACAAACTGGCGGCACGCCCTCTGAGCCGCCTATGGAGTCCGACATCAACTTTTATGACTATGACGGCACGCTGCTTTACGCGTGGACGCTCGCCGAGCTGGCGGGCAAGACGGCACTGCCAGACCTGCCGACACGCGCGGGGCTGACCTGTCAGGGATGGAATTGGACGCTGCCGGAAATTAAGGCGTTGGGTCGCAAGGTGCAAGTTGGAGCGAACTACATCACGGACGATGGCAAAACAAGGCTGTACATCACCATCCCGGACGTGGTGAGCACAGGGACTATCCCGCTTTGCTTTTTGCAGACTGTTGCAAACGGCGTGACCGTGGATTGGGGGGACGGCAGCGCGGCACAGACCTTTGCCGGTACGGGCGAGATTCAGACCACGCACCAGTTTACGGCAGGCGATCACATCATCACGCTTGCGGTGGCAGACGGATGCACGCTGACGCTCGGCAGAAACGCGACCGTGCGTAATGTGCTCGGTCCGTACGGTCCGGCAAAGCGCGCCGTCATAAGCGTACTCAAACGAGTGGAGATCGGAAAGAACGTCAGCAGTCTCGGCTCATATGGCTTCACCCAGTGCGGGCAGCTTAGAACGATCACCGTTCCGACTAGCGTGACCAGTGTAGGCGCAAATACGTTTGAAGCATGTGGTTCGCTCAAGGCATTTGTCGTGCCGAAGGACTGCACGATCAGCGAGGTATCATCTTTTTACGCAAATTATAGTTTGCAGATGATCTCCATTCCTAGCGGCGTGAAAAAAATCGGCAGATATTTGCTCCGTAACAGCAACTCACTGCCGCATATCACCTTCCCGAACAGTGTCACCGAAATCTTAGGATATGTGATGGCAAACTGCCAGAGCATCGACGAGATCATCATCCCCGATACGGTGACGAGCCTAAGCGGTTATACCTTCGATACCTGCCTGACGGCACAGAAGCTTGTCATCGGCAGCGGCATCACGACAATTCCGAACAACTTCGCTTCGACCTGCTATTCCCTCATCAGGATAGACTTTCCGGCAGGCATCACGAGCATTGGTGCAAGCGCCTTTGCAAACTGTCAAGGCGTTCTTTGGTACAACTTTACCTACTGTACCGCTGTGCCGACATTGGCGAACGCCAACGCGTTCACAAACATCAACGCAAATTGTAAAATCCAAGTCCCGGCTGCGCTTGTGGACGAATGGAAAGCAGCGACTAACTGGGCGACATACGCAGACCACATTGAGGGGGTGACGGCATGATCGTAAGAGAGCACTATAAAACGCGCAGTGACGGCGTGGAGCTGTATAGGACGTATTCAGATGCGGGGTATCTCATCCGGCAAGTGGAGACCGGCGCGGAATACTCCGAGGCGATCGACGTTGCGGACGCGCCGTATACCTACGCGGAGACGGACAAGCCGGATGTGAGCAGCGTTGAGCAGATACCCGCCGAGCGCGGCATGGAGTATGTTTACGGACGGTACTACACCGACCCGGAGGACGGCGGGCTGTACCTCTGCGGCGTGCCGGGACAGGAGAGCACAGGGACGATCACGCTGGAATATCTGCCGCATGAGATGGCGGGTCTGTATTTTACATTGATTGAGTAAGAGAGGAGATATGGGATGGAAACGCTGAAGGTGATCGCCGACATTTGCACGCGCGTGATGGCGGTGGTGGCGCTGCTGGTGGCGCTCATCAAGCCGCTGCGAGAGCGAGTGCTTGGTGTGACGGCTTCCAAGGCAGGCGTGCGGTGTCTGCTACGATCGGATATGCTGCACACATACTACAAGCACAAGGATGAGGATAAAATCCGGCAGTACGAGCTGGAGAATTTCATGCACCTGTATAATGCATATAAGGCGCTGGGCGGCAACAGCTTCATCGACCACATCAAGCAGGAGGTGGACGGCTGGGAGGTCGTCACATGATCCGCAACAAGCGCCGCTGGCGCAAGGGGGAGATGGCGCGCACGATCGTGCTGTACTGCCTGCGGGTGCTGACGCTGGTGCTCATCTGGGCGGTCGCCGCAAAAACGTATGCAATCATCAAATGGGGCGCGACGGATGTCAGCGACGTGCTCGTCTACGCAGGCGGCGCGTTTGGCGTGGAGCTGATCTCGCTGGCGTTTAAGCGCATTTTTGCAAAAAAACAGGATGTAGAGGAGGAAAATTAAATGGAAGTCATCAAGAAACGGCTGGGGAATCTTCTGAGCGTCAAGTCGCTGGTGACGCTGGTGCTGACGGCGGTGTTCGCGTACATGGCAATCGTCGGGAAGATCTCGCAAGACTTCATGACCATCTATGCGGTCATCATCGCGTTCTACTTCGGCACGCAGAGCCAGAAAATGCAGGACGCCGTGGACAAGGACGGAGGGACGCAGGCATGATGTGGCTGGGGATCGCGTGCTTTGCGGCAGCCTGTGCGATGCTGTTTCTCCTGATGCGGGGGTGAGGCTATGGTGCAGATCAAAACGCAGCTCGCGCACCGCTCCAATTACGGCGGCAAACGCACACAAAAGATCGAGTGGATCGTGATGCACTACACAGCGAACGACGGCGATTCGGACGAATCAAACGGGCGGTACTTCCAGCAGCCGCTCAATCCCGTCGCATCGGCGCACTATTTTGTGGACGACGATTCGATCACACGGTCCGTGCCAGATGATTATGTGGCGTATCACTGCGGGGCGCGGACGTACCGGCATCCCTATTGCCGGAATGCAAATTCTATCGGCGTGGAGCTGTGCGACGCGAAGCGGGACGGGCGCGTGATGGCGACCGACAAGACCATCGCCAACGCGGCGGAGCTGGTGTACCAGCTTTGCAAGCAGTACGGCATCCCCTATGACCACATTATCCGGCACTATGACGTGACCGGGAAACAGTGCCCGGCGTATTGGGTCAAGGGCGACGGCTTGCAGAAATTCAGAAAACAGGTCGAGGAGGTGGGCGAGGTGGTCGAAAAGAGCTATATGATCGTCGATGGAAAGAAGGTCGAGGTCAACCGCATCCTCAAGGGCGGAACGAATTACGTCAAGGTGCGAGACATCGCAAAGGCGCTGGATCTGGAGGTAGGATTTCAGGGGAATATTGCGACGCTGAAAAGGAAGTGATGAGATGTCGCCACGCGCCAGAATGACGCTGCCGCCGGAGTTGGAGTGCATGACGCGGCAGGGCATGGAGACCTTGATCCGCGAGGCAAATCTTGGCAGAGAGGATACGCAGATCGCAAGGCTCTATTATGTGGACAAGCTGCCGCAGGTGGATGTGGCGACGGAGCTGTATCTAGGGCGCGCGACGGTGCAAAGGCGGCTGCCGGAGATCATGCGGAAGATGCAGCGGACATCTAGCAAATTGTATAATTGAGATAAGCGCCGAGAAATCGGTGCTTATTTTTTTATAGAAATTTCCGAAAAGCCCATTGACATATACGGCAGTACAGTATATTATGTAGCCATAAGATAAAGCAAGGCGAAAGCCGGAAGGAGATATTATGATGGAAAAGAAAACGATCAACAACGGGCGATACGATCTCTACACCTGCACTGCGATTGCCTTTGAATCTGGCAACACAGAGCGCCAGCCGGCAATCCTCGTGCACGACAATGATAGCGAGTTTGATGCTGATGCCGTGCTGTTTAATTACGCGCTTTCCGATCTCGATTCTATCGAGGACGCCGATGAGCCTTCCGCGTTCAGCGCGGAGGAGGAAACGCTCCGCTCCGTGCTCATTGATGGAAAGACCCTCCGCGAATACGCGCTTTAATCTCTTGACGCGGGGCGTGGAGGAAACAAAAATGGACAGAATTTGCTCTACCTGCGGTGCGCATTTTGAAGGGCAATCCCAAGACACGCGATGCCCAAAGTGCAGGCTTATCCCAACTAAAGTTCTTCGGAAGAAGATTTGTAAAATATGCGGAAAGACCTACGAAACATACGGAACACGCTCGCTTTACTGCGAATCCTGCGCCGCCGAACGCAGGAAAGCAAACTGCGCAGAGTATCAGCGCCGCAAGCGGCAAGGTAAAACGCGCGAGCTTGGTTCGATCGATACCTGCGAACGGTGCGGAATGGAGTATATCGTTTGTGGAGGTCTGCAACGTTTTTGTCAGGATTGCGCGAAAGAGCGACGCAGCGAAGCAGCCCTTGACGATTTTTACAACAATTTCGGAAAAGAAAAGCGAGAGGCAAGGATAAATTCAAGAGTGATCGCAACAGCGACCTGCATTGTCTGCGGCAAGCCGTTTTTGCTTGATGGAAAGAGGAAAAAGTGCTGCTCGGAAGAATGCATGCAAATACGAAAGAAGCAGCTTTGCGCCCAGTATCGGGACGATAATCCGAAGGTTTACGCGGAAAAATGGGAAAAGTGGTACAGCGAAAACAAGCAAAGTTATCTCGAAAAAAAGAAGAACAAGAAGAAGGAAAGGAAAAATCAAATATGACAACTTCTGCACAGAAGCGCGCTCGCAACAAGTGGGATGCAGAAAACATGGCTGTGCTCTCATGTAAACTAAAACGGGAGATAGCGGAAACATTTAAGGCTGCGGCGAAAGCAAACGGAACGACCCCGAACGAACTGATCCGCGGATGGATCGATGCGTATATTCGAAAAAAGAATCAAAACTGAGGCAAAACTGAGGCACATCGAAAAAAGGAAAAGCGCATACTGACGGTAGAAGCCGAACGGCTTACTACACAAAAGGAGGTATGAGCAATGGAGTATGCAAGCAATGGCAAGGGCAACCTGGGCGTCACGCTGGGCGCGATCGGCACGGGGCTGGGTGTTCTGAATGGGGGTCTTGGCAGTCTTTTCGGCGGCTGGGGCGGCGCGTGCAGCGAGAACACGCCGGTATCCCGGTATGAGCTGGATCGCGAGACGAAGCTCGCGGCGAAGGACAGCGAGATCGCGCTGCTGAAAGCCAACACCTACAACGATCAGAAGATGTTGGAGGTGTACGCGTACATCGACGGGCAGCTCAAGGACGTGCGTAATGGGCTGGCGGCACAGGCGGTGCACAACCAGAAAACCGAGGACAGCTTCACGCTGGCGCGGCAGGACATCGCCTGCGTGGAGGAGCGTCTGAACGAGAAGATCAAGATGGAGGCAGAGCGCCGCTGCTGCGCTGACAACAGCATTGTCACCTATGCAAACGCGACGTTTTACCCGAAGATGGTCGCAGACGTTACCACCGGCACGGGCACAACGCCGCAGTCCCTCTACAATCCGCTGCCGAAGTGCGGCGAGTGCTGCGGCAACTGACACACAAAAGGGGCGGCGAAAGCCGCCCCGCACGAAACGGAGGTAAAGCATGGCGACGATTGACCAGATCATGCGAGCGGTGACGCGCTTTGCGGACAATGAGGTTTTGCCCCGCCTGCCGACCGGCAAGGGCATCGGCGCGGGAATCATGCTGGCACTTGTGATGCAGGGCGGCAGGGACAAGCTCCTTGCGCTGCGGGAGCATCCTGTGGTGCAGATGATGGGCGTGATGGATGAGAGCGGCAACGTGGACGTGGAAAAGCTGTACAGTGTCGCACGTCCGAAGCTGGACGGCAAGAAGCTGCCGGTCAACATCCCCATTATTGGGGAGTTGCGATTTGACGTGAACGATTTGGACAGGCTGTACAGCATGGTGCAGGAGGAATTGTGATGGAAAAGTGCGAATACAAACGCAAGCTCCATGAGCGGCTGCACAAGCTCATCGACGAGCCGATGACGCTCGGACATATCGAGGAGGCGGGCATTATTGCAGGGCTGCTGTGCAGTCTGGACGCGCTGCACAGCGAGCACTCGGAGACCTTTACGGAGGCGGACGCGCGGGCGTGGGTGTCCGAAATGGAAAACGAGGACGGCAGCACGGGCGAGCACTGGACACAGGAGCAGACGACAGCGGCGGCGCGGAGCATCGGCGTGGATGCGCAGGCGCTGGGCACGTCGGCGTGGTACGCGGCAATGAACATGATCTACTCGGACTATTGCGCGGTCGCGCGCGAGTACGGCGTGGATCGCCCGGACTATTACGCAAAGATGGCAAAGGCGTTTTTGATGGACCGCGACGGCGGCGGTGCGGAGAAGAAAATCGCGGCGTATTATCGGTGCGTGGCTGCTGGGCGTTAGCATTTTCGTTAGCATTTTGTATTCTGCGTTAGCATTTTTGCGGGTGCGAATGCAGAGTATTTTATGAGAAAACATAATGCTAAAAAGCTGGGAAAACATTGACATATAAGGAAAAACCAGCAATCGCAACGGATTGCTGGTTTTTCGCGCTATGGCAGGGGATGAGGGATTCGAACCCTGATTGAGCAGCCGTAAACACATTGAAAATACAGGGAATTTATTTTTCGTTAGCATTTTCGTTAGCATTATAGCAATCTGAGTAGACAACGTTTGCTGCTGCATACCACGATGAAGTCCAGAATGCTGAAAGATCGACCCGTGCGGATGTCTGACCATCCGGCTGGCGGGCGTCGGCTGCGCGGTAAAACTGAGCCATACTGTTTTGCGCTTTCAGCCGATCCATCCGCGCAAGGTGCGTGTAGATTTTGCGCATGGTGTTATGATCCGACCAACCGCCGATCTCCATTGTCTCCATCTCGGAAAAACGAAGGTGATAGGCAAGGGAAGCAAAGCTGTGCCGCAGACCGTGAGCGCCGACGTTGGGGACGCCTAGCGTTTTACAAATCTTTTCCATGGTATGATATAGACCATGCGGCGTTTTAGACCAAATACGCCCGGAGGTCTGCCCGGATTCGCGGATCAGCTCTGCGAGACGTGGGATCATGATGGGAATGACGCGCTGGCTGGACAGCGTCTTGTTTTCGTCCCGGTATACGAGGTCATTGTTTTTATCAGGTACGAGCGCGCCATGGACGGTTATCGTATTCTTTTTGAGATCAATGTCGGAATAGTCGAGCGCCATGATCTCGGACCGACGGAGAGAGTGCAGGGCAAGCAGCGCGGGAATCTCGTATTTTTTTCCGCGCAGGAGCGAAAGCACTTGCAAAATCTGTTCGGGTTCAAGAAAGTGCGGCATAGGGGATTGCTTTTTCTGCTTGGGGACGTTGGCATCTGGGGTAGGGACACCGGCGGAACGAAGGCAGGAGGTGAGAAAACCCCATGTGTTTTTGAGAGTTTTGTGCGAATATTTGGCGGTCAGCGCCTCCATCACAGACGACCAGTCAATGCGTGAGACGGGCGTATCGATCACAGATGGGAAACGATTGTCCATAATGATGTAGTAGCCGCGCACCGTCGAAGGGGATGTATCGGGCGGAAGCACATCAATGTATGCCTGCATGATCTGACGAAGCGTCTGGTCAGTTTTAGGCGCGGCGGTGCGGAGACCGGCGCGGTACTCTGCTTTTTTGAGCTGCGCCTGCTGGATGCACTCACGGCGGGTGGGGGCGGAGATGGGGACGCTCTGGCCGCCGAGGCGGAGCTGGATGAAGTATGTACCGCTGGGGAGCTTACGGGGTTCGGGGACTTTCATGGGATACCTCCGGGAATTGATAACAGAATTACGATGGGGAATTTCTGCGTTCTTTACGGATGATGAGCAGGATCGCGATGCCGACGGAAATGACGGAGGCGGCGATCAGAGAAATAAAAAGCCATGCAGCGACGGAAAGCTTGCCGCCGCGTATGATCCCGGCGTCGGTGACCTGCGAATCGATGAGCAGATAGGAGACCAGAGACAGCGCGAGCAGCACGCAGAAAAAGACCAGAACGTAGCAGATGGAATGCACAGCCTTGATCTGCTCGTGCTGCGCGGCTCTTGTGGCTGCAAGACGGGCGTTTTCAAGCTCCAGCTTCCGGCAGCGGGCTTTCAGCTCATCGGTATTTTTCTCAGGGACGGTAAGACCGCACAGCTCGTCCAGAGAGAGACCGAGAACGTCCGCCGTGGCGGCGGCGTTATAGAGCAGCGGGTTCGCCTGCGCGCCGGTATCGACGCGGCAGATGTTTGAGTACGGGACGCCGGACTTTGCGGCGAGCGCTTTCGAAGACATACCAAGTTCATTTCGCCGCTGCTTGATCTTCTGCGAGTACGATTCAAAATAGGGCTGCAATTTCTCCGTGGATGTCAAGATATACGCCTCCAAAACAGGTTTTCAAAAACAGGATAAGAAATTTGCAATTCAGGTTACGGTATTTCAAAATCAGGGTAGCGATTCGCAATCTGGAGTATGGACATTTGCAGGAAGATGATGGTACGATATAGGTACAGGAAACGAGAACAAAAAACAGCCGCGGGAGACCGGGCTGACGGGGAGGATATGCAGATGAGAAGGATCACGGTGGAAGCAGAGGGCGAGCGGGTGCGCGTGATGCTGGACGGGCAGGAGATACAGAATGTGCAGGGCTTTAAGATCGAATACATCTCCGGCTCGCCAGTTTGGGTGAGCGTTGCGTGCGCGATGGGCGCACAGACGAAGCGCAAGGAAGCCCCTTTATCCTAGGGTAACACAATATCTGGAAGCGCGAAAGTGGCAGGATGCACAAAAAACGCGTCGGATTTTTGGAGGGGTAAAAATCCGCCGCAGAGATTTGGAGAGATTCACAATTGCAAATGCAGAACGTATGTTCTAACATATAGGTGCGGGTCATACGGAGGGTAGAAAACAATGGAGCAGAAGAAGCGTGAGATCGTGGAGCTGGTGGAGGCAATGCGGGCAGATACGGTATGGATCGTGTGGAGGTTCATACAGAATCTGACGAAGTAAAGGAAACGCCGGAGCGGGTCAGCGCTCCGGCGGTTTTCTTTGCGCGAATCAGGGATTACATTTTTTGCAGGGTTCGTAGTCGTTTGCGATGGCGTCCTCAAGCGAGAGCGCGGTAACATTTCGATCTCTGATTGCAGGACAATTTTTGCGGTGGTATTTTGCGCCACTCTGCGTGACATAGACGGTATATACATCACCGCTCTCTGCGGCAGAGTAGGACGAATCGACGGCGGAAGAGGTGTAAGACGTATCGTCAGAATCAAATGATGTGGGATACTGGAAAACAGCCGGGAAGCGACGTGAAAGCCCCAAGAGAACGGAAAAAATCAGGATGGAGGCTACAAGGATAATGATAGCGGAAGTACGCTTCAAGTCGTGTTCTGGTCTTCTGCGAACGGCAAAGAGAAAGCCGAGGTAGTAAAAGAAAAGATAGGTATCACTAAAAGTGCGTTCAACTACATGGAGCAGACAGAGGATAAGCGTAATGACAGCAATTGCAAGTCCAATGCCGCCATATATGTAGTACCTCAAACCCTTTGGAGAAGGGGAAAATGATTCGGAAACAGAGATCGTGAGGGTTATGGCATAATACGCGGCAGTTACGAGCGGGGCAAACATTATGAACCTTATAGCATAATACAAAATGCGGGAAAAAGGCGAAGGGACATAAGAGCAAATGAGATTAGCCAGAAAAGAGGTCAGAACAATAATCAACAAACCTAGCGTGCGCAGGATGCACCCAACAGGCAGGAGGGAAAACCAAGAAACGACGCGGCGCATATTGAAAGACACCTCTCTATAGTGGCGATTCCGACTGTGCGTGGGGCGTATCGGGCTACTCTTCGGAACTGCCATCATAAAATTCGTCATACGCATCGCCGTATCCATCTGTGTACCCGTCATCGTAACCGCGATCATAGCCGCTGGCATAGCCGTCGCTATAGCCGTCGTTATAGCCGTCGTTATAGCCGTCGGAATAGCCTGAATCATAGCCGGTCTCGTGACCGTCATTATAGGATTCGGAACGAAGCTGCGGGGTCATAAACAGCAAACGCAATAGAATCACGATGATAACGATACAGATAGTTAGAACGGTCGGGCTGTTCTTCATATGGATACCGCCTTTGCGCATGGACTTAATAAAATATTACAACATGGCGGTGTATAGATACAGCGGGAATAATAGACAAATCTTGATGCTGAGATTTGGTGAAAATAGAAAAAGCACCGGGGACGGGTCAGTCCTCGGTGTTTTTTTGCAGTTTTTTTGCAAAATCCTCGATTGCTGCCCAGCTTTCCGGCGGGAGCGCCAGGAGGAGGGAGACGAACCGCTTGCGGAAGGATTCGTCGGCGTCGGACATGAGATCGTTGACGAGGATCGCCAGCTCTTCATTGGCGCTGCGGCGGACATACATCTCGCCGACGCCATCGCGCAGCCACGCCTCCGAGACGCTGAACACCCGGCAGATGTCCGAGATCGTGCGGTCGCTGGGCTGCTTCGCGCCGGAACAAATACGAGACACATAAGCCTGCGTAAGATGCAAAAGGTCAGCGAATTTTGCCTGTGTCAGGTCTTGATTTTTAATAAGAAACGCGATGCGCTCACTGATCGTGCCCATCGGGATCACCACCTTTCTGGCACTACGTTACCACGCAAGACGGAAAAAGTCAATAAAAAATATTCCGTAGGCATAAAAATGTGCTTGACAAAATACATAGGACATGATAACGTATGCACAGGGAATGAAATGAATAACAAAAAAGTTCTGAGCTACGAAAGGTAAACGAGGGGGTGAGGAGAGGGTGACGATCAAAATAACGAGCGTTCTTGCAGGCGGCGCGATGGCTGTGCTGGCGAACGGAGCGGTGGTCATCATAACGTCGATCCTGCACGGCGAGGGGAACATCTGGGAGCGGGTCAAATGCCAGAGCGGGAATCTTTTGATGCTGCTGGCTGGGGCGCTCTCAACGGTTGCATTTACGGCGTATTTCCAGTAGATGCGAAAGGGCGGCTGAAACTGCCGGTACGTCCCGGCGCGTCAGGCACTCACTCAGAGCGTCTACAGAATCCGCCATTTCGGCGGGGGCGTGCGCCCGGTAAGCGCCGACGGCGTTACAGGCAGTCTCTAGAAACTCAAGAAACGGGCGCGCGATATAAACCGTGACGGCGGAAACCATCTTATCGTAGGTGGAATCCAGAAGGGCTTCTTTTTCGTGCTGCCAGGTAAGCTCCAGCTTTTTGAGTTCTGCGGATGCGGTATTTCTAGCAATGCGATAGGACAAGAAAGCGGACACGAGAACGCCGAGCACGTTCAGGGCGGGCGTGATCCAAACGGGCATGGGGGAAACTCCTTTCGAGATTGATATTTACAGAATAGCACAAAGCGGGGAACGAAACAAGCGAGGTGAAAGAAATGTCGGAGGAACAGAAGAAGCAGGCGGAGAGCCTGACGCGGGAGCTGGAGAAGCTGCCGAAGGACGCGCGGGAGAAGGTTTTGATCTTTGCGCAGGGCATGGTCGCCATGGCGGGCGAGAAGAAGGAGTGAGATGAATGCGGACGTGCTGGCTATGCGGGAAGAACGGGGCGGATGAGCCTTTGGACCGTCACCACATTTTCGGCGGGGCGAACCGGCGAAAGAGCGAGCAGCTCGGGCTGGTGGTGGATCTTTGCCACGGGAGCTGCCACATCAGCGGTAAGCGGGCGGCACACCGCTGCCGCGAAACGGCGCAGGCGCTGCACGAATACGGGCAGCGGATGGCGATGGAGAGGATGGGATGGAGCACTGCGGACTTTGTGCGGGAGTTCGGGAGGAACTATCTGGACGAGGGTGCGAACGCGGAAGCGGCTGCAAGCGGGGAGGCTCTGATCCCATCAGGCGCTTCCAGCGCCAGCTCCACTTGGTCACCAAGGGGAGCCTATGGGCGGGAAGCCGGGGATGGTGCGGATGGGTTCGAGGTCACGGACTTTGAATTGTGTGTGAATTGGTGAGGGGGGAGAGACGGAAATGCCGAAGCAGCGCGTGGAGCGCGGGACGGACTACAAGCTGCGGTGCATGATACGCGGGGAGATCGCGGCGCAGAACGTGCCGATCAGCAAGGCGTGTGAATACGCCGGGTGCTGCCAGCAGACGCTTTACCGCGTATTCGACAAGCCGACGGCGTACATGGACAAGGCGCTGCGGCTGCTGCGGAATCTGTCTGTACCCATTGAAAGTGTACGGGATGCGATCAGCTACCCGTGGTGAAAGGAGAAATCAAGATGAGTTACGCGGAGAGAATTTGCAAGGCGCAGGATCGCGAAGCAGCCACCAAAGCGATGCAGGCGGGGCTTGCGCACTATGGAGTATTTTTGAATGCGATGGTCAACGCGACGATGTGGGACGATCTGCCGATCCTTGTGGCGGCGATGCAGATGATCGCGCAGGCGATGCGCCCGGTGATCGGGGAGAAGGGGTGCGAGATCGCGGATCGGATCGTGGGGGCTTCGCAGGCGGTGGCGATCGACATCGGGGCACTGCGGAAGGAGCGCGGAGAGGAATGAAGATCAAGAAGATCGCGCAGCTCTGCAAGCAGGAGGGCTGGGCAGAGCTGGTGAACTACACGGATCGCGCCGGGTGCGTGCAGCAGTGGATCACGGACGGGCGGGCACTGTACCCGGTGGAGGGGCTGCCGCATTTGCGGGCGGAGAATCTGCCGAGCCTGCTGGAGCTGAACGACAAGCAGAAGGACGCCATGCGCATTCGGGAGCGGGAAGCGCCGCCCTCTATCTGCTTTTTGGACACGGCAGACGGAGAAAAAGCTGCTGTGCGGAAGAGCGTGAGCGTGAACTACATGGGTCGGGAGCTGATGCCGCTGGTCGTGCCGGGCGTCGGGGTACGCTGGGCAGACAGGGCGCTGCTCGCGCCGATCCTTGCGGAATATGAAAACGTGGAGCTGACGCTGCGCGCTCCGGCGGGATGCCGGGAGCTGATCGCGGCGAAGGCGGGGTTTATGCTGGTGGGGCTGATCGCGCCGGAGACGGGGACAGACAAGCTGCGGAGGCTGCTGCTGGCGATCGTGGAGTAAAGGAGAGAACGATGGGAAAGAGACGTGAGACGCTGCGGGTGGTCGGCGAGTTTGTGCTGATGGTGGTGCTGGCGCTGGCGGTGCTTGAGCTGCTGGTGCTGGGGACGGCGCGGGCGGCGGCAAACGCGAAGCAGATCAGAGAAGAGAACTCCACCCTCATCAGTCAGCCTACGGCTGACAGCTTCCCCCTCAAGGGGGAAGCCGACGGGCGGACAGAGGCGTCCGCCCCTACAGGAGCGGGCAGGGGCGCGCGGGAGCTGGAGTATGAGATCGTGCTGCTGGAAAATGAATACCCGGAGACGGGGCGGAACGATCTGGACGAGCTGCGCGGGTTCGATGGCGTGCTCCGGGAGTGCACGGTTACATACTACTGCTGCGAAAAGCGTCCGCACATCTGCGGCGGCGGGACGGGCAAGACCGCGACGGGCACAGACGTGACGGCGGGGCGGTCGGCGGCAGTCGATCCCAACGTGATCCCGCTGGGGGCGGAGATTTTTGTGGACTACGGCGACGGCGTGCTGCACAGCTACATTGCAGAGGACACGGGCAGCGCCGTGCTGGGCGGGCACATCGACCTTGCCGTGCAGACGCACGAGGAGGCTCTGAAGCTGGGCGTGCGGGAGGCGACGGTATGGTGGACAGAATGATCGTCGGGTATCAGGCGGGCGGCTTCCGCCGGCAGGAGAACACTGTTTGTGCCGGGGAGTACAAGGGCAAGGCAGAATGGTGGGTGACGCGCGGGAGCACAGTCCTGCGCGTTCGCGCCCCCAGCCCGCAGGCGGCGATCAAGGCGGCGCTGGAGCACTGGGGACTGGACTGGCGCAGGGTAGACAGCTACGGCGCGTGCACGGCGAGGCGGTGCAGAGCATGAAGGACGTGAACGGGTGGCTCGTGCCGGACGGGTATGACGGCTGCCGCAACTGCGCGCAGCGCGGCGTCGGGGCATTCTGCCATCTGGCGGCGGAGCACCGGGAGAGCATCCCGGTGTGCCTATATTGGGAGGGAACGGACGATGAAATGCCCATGCAAGAAGAGCTGCGAGAGGCGCAGCGAGACGTGCCGGCTTGACTGCAAGCCGTATCTGGAATACGCGGAGCAGAAGATGGCGGAATATGCGCGCAATGCGGTGCACAGCAACAACACCGGCACGACGCCCGCGCAGGAGCGGCGGGTGCGGGAGCGGGATAAAATGCGGAAGGAGGGGCAGATACGGTGAGGGAGCTTACCCATCTGAGCCTGTTTTCCGGGATCGGCGGGCTTGATCTGGCTGCCGAGTGGGCGGGCTTTACGACCGTCGGGCAGTGCGAGTTTGCCGACTACCCTACAAAGGTGCTGGAGAAGCACTGGCCGGACGTGCCGCGCTGGCGCGACGTCCAGACGCTGACGAAGGAGAGTTTTTATGAGCGGACAGGACTACGAACAGTTGACGTTATTTCCGGCGGATTCCCCTGCCAGCCCTTTTCCGTGGCTGGAAAGCAAAAGGGAAAAGAAGACGCTCGTTACCTCTGGCCGGAGATGCTGCGAGTTATCGACGAACTGCGCCCGCATTTCGTTGTTGGTGAGAACGTACCTGGAATCATCAAGATTGCCGCCGGGCAGGTGGTCAAGGATCTGGAGCGTGCTGGCTATCACGTCGTCGTGTTTAATTTTGAAGCTGCGGCTGTCGGAGCTTGGCACCGTAGATCGAGAGTATTCTTCGTCGGAATCGCGGATGTGGCCGACGCCGACGGCGGGGCAGTGCGGCATGACTGCGGTGACGCGCGGAAGACCGCCGGAGAAAAGCACGCATCTTGGGGCGCAGGTACTGATTCGGAGTGGACTATGGCAGACACCGCGGGCGAACGAGTACAAGGACAGGCTGCAGTCTGTGCCGCCGAGCAGAATGAAAAATCCGGGGAAATGCAATCTGACGCAGGCCGTGGCGATGAAAAAATTGTTTACGACACCGTGCGCGGAAGATGCACAGGGGTCGCACGGCGGGAACAATCACAGGAGCTTGCGGACGGACGTTGCTGGGCAACTGAACCCGACGTGGGTCGAGTGGCTCATGGGATTCCCTATCGGGTGGACAGACTTAAATGCCTCGGAAATGCGGTAGTGCCGCAGCAGGCGTATCCGATATTCCGGGCGCTGCGGGAAGAAATGGAGGAAGAAACCCTATGACTGAAAAAGAGATTGTAAAGGCACTGCGGAGCAGCGGGAGCGAGGAATTTTTCGCGGCGGCGAATTTGATCGAACACCTGGCAGTCGGCAATGAAACGATGCGGGCGATGATCGGAAAGCTGCAAAAGAAATTGCAGGAAAAGCACTGGACACCCGACAGCGAGGGAGTACCGCAGGACGGGCGGTGTGTGGCACTTTTGGCAGACGGGCGCATTTACAAGGCGTTTTATGCGACGGACGGCGTCTGGGTTGTGCCGAACGAAGCGCATACGAAGGCGGAGGTTATACGCCCGAAGGACTTGCTGGGCACGTTTTGGGCGGAGCTACCGCCCTTGCCGGAGGAGGATGACGAATGGAACGACTGACAAAAAAGCGAATTGATGACGGCGAGGCTTATCTGGCTTGCGTAGAGCTGAGGGAAAATGAATGTGATGGGATATGTACTACCTGTTGGAGAGCGGGCGATGGAGGGACATAAGCATGATTGAAATGCATTGGGTGATTTTTATGCTCACGCTGCTGGTGTGCGGTGTGATCGGATGGGTGGTGCGCGGGGGTTGCGACAGGCGAAGGAGAGAAGCGGAAAAGGAAAACGAGGAGATACGGGAGCAGTGGAACAATGCCTGCACAAAGCGCAGCACAGAGCACAGAGAAGTAGTCACGCTGAACAGAGATTTCCACCTCACAAGAGAGGAGCTTGCAAATTTAAAGGGCGCAGCGGCGTGGCAGATGGTATCAAGGCAGGCGGCGTATCAGTTTTATGCCGAGGAGATCCGCAATTTGATTGAGATCAAGGAATCCTATGATCCGCTGCGGGATGTGATGGAATACAGGACGTTTTTGCGGGTGCTGCTGCCCGTGAAGGAGGAAAAATGCAAGGGGATCGAATGAAGAACTGGATGTATTCGCTCCGGGGGCGCGGGCAGATCAGGATGCCGCCGTGCTGTTTATCGTGCAGGCACATTGAGCACCGCGAGAATTACGTTTACCCGTGGCGCTGCCTGCTGGAAAAGGGCGAGCGGCTTTCGGCGGAGGAGCTGCGAGAACGTGTGAACGATGGACCGTGCAAGCGATATGAAAGGATGAAATTGGAATGAAAGTGTACATTGCCGGGAAGATCACCGGCGATCAGGGGTATCAGGCGAAATTCCGCAGGGCGGCGGCGGGGTTGCGGATGTGTGGGAACATCGTACTGAATCCGGCGGAGCTGCCGGAGGGGATGACGGCTGCGGACTATATACGCATTTGTATGGCGATGATCGACGCGGCGGACCGCGTGATCTTTCTGCCGGACGCCGGAGACAGCGCGGGCGCGCAGATCGAACGTGCGTACTGCGAGTACATCGGGAAGGAAACGGCGGAATGGACAGAGCCGGGGCTGAAAAAGCCTTTTACAGGAGGACGAGATGGGCGGCATTGAAGAGCGGGCACGCGGGAACTGCTTGAAGGGCGGGTGCGCGTATGTATCGCCCAACGGGGCGGAGTGCCGGCGCTGCGGCTTTGATGCGGGAGAATTTAAGCGCAGGCGGGAGCTGCCGCTGGAGGAGCTGCCGAACGGGCTGCACGGCAAGCGGGTCGGTAGGGAGAAAATCCCAGACAGTGGTGCACTAGAGAAAACGGAGGAGGAACGTGTATGCTAAAGGTCGGGGACATCGTGAGCAGAGCGCCGGAGACGATCGAGGACGACAACAAGAAGCCGAATATCAAAAACAAGCCGCAAAGATGCCGGGTGACGTATGTGCACCCGGCGGGGAGATTCCACGTTGTGGCGTTTCGGACGCGCGGCGGGGAGGTCCGGGAGAGCTTCCGAGGGGCATAAAAATGCCCGTCCCTTATGGGGCGGGCGGGAAAACCGAACGCATTATGCGCTATACAGCGCCAGGAGCTCGGCTGCCATCGTGATGAGGTACGGAGGGCAGTCACGCTCGCCAAGACACCAGCCCTGTACAGTACGGAGCGGGATGTTAAAGTGTCGGGCAAAGGCGCTCTGCGTCAGACCGCAGCGCTCGATCAGCTCCCGGACGGTACAATGGGTGTCATCCCAGATGCGGCGCAGGAGCGCGATGCGCTCGGCGGGGATGTCGGCGCCCTCGGCGTCGCCCCACATAGAGGACAGGGCGAGAGCGGAGACGTAGGCGTCGGGGTCGGTGTAGTTGCGAGCCTCGGAATAGAGCGTGTGGCGGAGTTGACTTGTCATGATGCGTCAGTCTCCTCTGCCGAAAAGCTGAATAATACAGCCATACTCGCCGGCGCGGTAAACCTTGATAATGTCCGCGTAAAACTTGCGGACAAGCTCGTGATCGTCGTATACGCGCAGCCAGCGCGTGAAGGTCGCTTCGAGGGTGTAATGCTCACCAATTTCTGCGGCTTCGTCGCAGATGTACGCGTCGTAGCTCCCGTCCTCGCCGAAGTGGAGAAAGAATGCTTTTAAGCCAGTGCAGTCACCCGGCTCATCTGCGGGGCACATCCCAGCAAGAGTGAGCGCTGCGATGTCGCTGCTACCGATGTAGCGTTTTTGGTACTCCTTGTAAATCATATAGTTTTCCTCCTTCTTTTCAGGCAGTTGGGTCGAGCGTGGTTTTCCGGCAAGCCGGACAATGGATGCTCCGGCTGTTGCCGTCAAAGTGCGCGCCGCAAAGCGCGCAGACCCGATCCATTATTTAATCCCCCATGCTGCGAGGGTGTCGCGGATGTACTCCGTATCTTCCTCACGCAGAGATTCCCACGGAGTTGCCGGATCAGAGATGATTCTGGAGATCTCTGCAATCACCCCATCGCAGCCTGCATCCTCAAGCGCATTGAGGCACATCGGCTCGCCGGATGTCTCGGCAAGCCAGCCGCCGTAGACGGCATCAACATCGGCGTACAGAGCGAACTGCTCGTTGCCATCGTGGCGGGAAACGAAAGCGGAATTGAATCTGAACTGGATGTAAGTCTTTTTCATTTTGTTTTCCTCCTTGCCTTGCGGCGTGATTTATCTTATGGTCATAATATACGCTCAATGAGCGCAAATGTCAAGGGGTAATTTACAAAAAAATCAGATTTTTTTCGGGCGGTTGGGTCGAGCGCGGTTTTGCCGCGCTGGATCGAGACGCCGGGATTGGCGGACATACATTATATATACGCGCGCGGGCGCGTAGCGGAACTTGCTAGGCGCGAAGGTTTACGACCATTTTTATATAAAAAGGGGACAGGGCGATGGAAAGACGGTGGCTGCCGGTGCGGCAGGAAGGGACGTGGAAGGTGAGATGCTACACCGTCGGACAGACGGTGGAGAAGATCAAATTCCGCGTGCCGGATGCCATTGCCGCAAATCGCGAGAAAACGAGGCGCGAGATCGCGCGGCAGGAGCGGAAAGCCGGACAGGGTATGCGGGCGGTATGCCGGATGGTAAACGCGAGCTTTTACCGCACGGACGGCGTGCTGCTGGAGCTGACCTACACGGACGAGGCGATCGGCAAGCTCGCAGACCGGGTGCGCGCACTTGGGCAGGAGCTGACGGAGGACACACTGCGCGATCAGGCGGAGCGGGAGCTGGAGCTTTGGCTGCGGCGAGTTCGTCGCGCGCGCGCGAAGGGGGGCGCGTGCGCGCGATATTTCGCGATCACGTCCGACCGCAACGGCAAGACGGGCGAGCCTGCACGCCTGCACCACCATGTGATCGTAGACCCGGACAGCGCGCAGGCGTGCGCGGACAAGTGGCGCTGCGGAGAGGTGCGAGCCAAGCGGCTATGGGATGAGCCGGATCACAACGACCTAGTGGCATATCTCCTGCGCCAGGTGCGGGCGGGGAAGGACGAAAAGCGCTACAAGCCGAGCCGCAATCTTATCCACCCCGTGCCGGACTATGAGCGCACGGTGCATTCCGACGCCGAGCTGCGCGTGCCGGCGGGGTGCTCGCTGTTGGAGCGGGCGGAAAACAGCCGCATCGAGCCGCAGTACATACGCTATGTGAAGCTATGGGAGGTGGAGACGCAGGATGCAGGGATGGCAGAACCCGGACGTGGGCTGCCCGTTTTACAAGGCGGACAACAAGTGGGAGATCCAGTGCGAGGGGCTGGAAAACCGATCAAAGATCGTCCTGCGTTATGAGCGCATGGCGGAAAAGAAGCGGCAGATACGGGAGTACTGCTGCCGAAATTGGGAAAAGTGCGAGATAAACCGTATGCTGACGATGCTGTACGACGCGGAGTGAGCGGGCAAACAGGGAGCGACGCTGAGAGCTTCAGCGCCGCCGGTCGGCGTATCTGCGTTTCTGGAATTTGGAAGAAATGGCGCAAAGCCAGTCATACCAACGGTTTCAGCCGACGCGAAGGTGCACTAGAGATTTTCGCGTCGGCTCTGATATACTCTTAGCAGGAAGAAAAAGGGGGTGCGCGGATGAAGCGGCTGGACAGCCCTGCAAGGCTTGGCTCTGCGGTGCGGCGATACTTTGCCGAGATCAGCTACGACGAGCCGGTATACCGGCGCGTGCCGGTGACGCAGGAGCAGGTGATCGGCGGCGAGACGATCACCGTGCAGGCGCTGGACGGCTACGGACATCCCCTGTACAGGCTGGAGGCGGTGATGCACGGCAAGCGGCAGGCGATGGCGACGCAGTGGATCGAGCCGCCGAGCCTGCCGGGGCTGCTGCTGGCGCTGGGCATGAGCGATGCAGACTGGCTGGAGCTGCGGCAGCAGGCGGGCTATGAGCTGATCTGCATGAGAGCAGAGCAGCGGATCGAGGCATTCCACATCCGGCAGCTCGCAACGAGCCGGGCTTCAGGCGCGAAGTACGCGCTGGGCTGCAAGTTCGGCTGGAACGACGCCGCGCCGAAGGAGAGCGGGGCGCGAGTGGAATTTGAGAACGCGATGCAAGATATGGCGAGATGAGGACGATCAAGATCAATCCCAGCGACAAGCAGCGGCAGTTTTTGACGGACACGCACCGCCATGTGGCATACGGCGGCGCGCGCGGCGGTGGGAAGAGCTGGGCGGTGCGCATCAAGGCGTTTTTACTCTGCGGCGCATGGGCGGGAATCAAGGTGCTCATTGTGCGCAAGACGTACCCGGAGCTGTATAACAACCATGTGCTGCCGCTGATGCAGCTTTTGCACGGCGTGGCGCAATACAACCAGACGAGCAAAGTGTTCACATTTGGCAATGGGTCGCGAATAATGCTTGGGTACTGCCGCAATGACGGCGATGTGGCGCAGTATCAGGGGCAGGAATACGACGTGATCTTCTTCGACGAGGCGGGGCAGCTCCAGGAGCAGTGGATCAGGCTTATCAACGCCACGGTGCGCGGCGTGAACATTTTTCCGAAGCGGACGTATTACACGCTCAACCCCGGCGGTCCGAGCCACGGGTATTTCAAGCGGCTTTTCGTTGACCGGCGCTTTGAGGGCAGGGAAAACCCGGAGGACTACAGCTTTATCCAGGCGCTGGTGACGGACAACAAGGCGCTGATGGAGGCGCAGCCGGAGTATTTGAGCAACCTCAAGAGCCTGCCGCCGGCGCAGCGGGCGGCGTGGCTGGAAGGGCGCTGGGACGTATTCGAGGGGCAGTTCTTCGAGGAGTTCCGCGACGACCCGGCGCACTACGAGGACAGGCGATTTACGCACGTCATCGCGCCGTTTGAGCCGGACGCGGGATGGAGAATCTACAGGAGCTACGATTTCGGCTACGGAAAGCCGTTTTCCTGCGCGTGGTGGGCGGTGGATTACGACGGCGTGCTGTACCGCATTCTGGAGCTTTACGGCTGGACAGGCGAGCCGAACGAGGGCGTAAAGTGGTCGCCGGACCGGCAGTTTGAGGAGATACGCAGGACAGAGCGGGAACACCCGTGGCTGCGGGGCAAGGAGATACAGGGCGTGGCAGACCCCGCGATCTGGGACGCGTCGCACGGCGAGAGCATCGCGCAGACGGCGGCGCGGTACGGGGTGTACTTTTCCAAGGGCGACAACGCCCGGATATCTGGCTGGATGCAAGTGCATTACCGGCTGCAATTTGACGAGGGCGGCTACGCGCGGATGTATTTTTTCAAGGGCTGCGACGCCATTATCCGCACGATGCCGATGATGATGTACTCCAAGACGCACGTCGAGGATCTGGATACGACGATGGAGGATCATGCGTGCGACGAGGTACGGTATTTTTGCATGAGCCGACCGATCAAGGCGATGCGCCCGGTGGCGCGGCGGGTGCTGCTCAACGACCCGCTGGATCAGTTTGGGGGATAGCGCAAACGCGGAACAGCCCAGAAACAACGACCCTTCCCCTCATCCGGCGCTTCGCGCCACCTTCCCCCCCGAGGGGAAGGCAAGGGGTGCGGCGATAGCTTCCAACACGGGGAGATATGGGGCGGAAAAGCATGGAGGATGAAATGGGAGAGAACGAACAGGTAACGCAGGTGGAGGAAGTTTTGCGGGAGGCGCAGGTGCAGCCGATCGGGGCGGAGCAGGTGCGCACGGCGATGCAGACGCTGATCCAGTACAAGAGCGGCAAGACGCAGCTTGAAAACCGCGTGATCGCCAACAACGAGTGGTGGAAGCTGCGGCAGTGGGGACAGTTTGACGAAAAGGGCAATCCCCGCGACGACCGACCTGCGAGCGGGTGGCTGTTTAACGTCCTGATGGGTAAGCACGCGGACGGCATCCAGGCATACCCGGAGGCAAACCTACGACCGCGCGAGCAGACGGACGCGCTGGAGGCGCGGATGCTCAGTCAGATCGTGCCGTGCATTTTGGAGCACAACGATTTTGAGCAGGTATACAGCGATACGCTGTGGGACAAGGTGCAGTCGGGGACGCTCATTTGGTCCGTTTTATGGGACAGCAGCAAGCTAGGTGGCTTGGGCGACGTGGCGATCTGCGGCGTGGACGTGCTCAACATCTTTTGGCAGCCGGGCATTAAAGACATTCAGGATTCGCAAAACGTCTTTTTCGTCCGGGCGTATGACAAGAGCGACCTTGTGAGCCGGTATCCGCAGCTGGAGGGCAAGCTCAAGGGGAGCGCGCTGACGCTGGCGCAGTATAAAACAGACGACGACCAGCAGAGAGGCGAGCAGGCGCTGGTGGTGGAGTGGTATTACAAAAAGCGCGTGGGCGGAAAAACGCTTTTGCACTACTGCAAGTTTTGCGGCGACGAGGTGCTGTATGCGTCGGAAAACGACACGCAGCCGCCCGTGATGCAGATGCCGCAGGCGGACGGGACGGTGCTGGACGTGCCCATTGCGCAAGCGCCTGCCGAGGTCGGGTTTTACACCGATGGCGAGTATCCGTTCGTATTCGACGCGCTGTTCCCGGTGAAAGGGAGCATCTGCGGCTACGGCTATATCGACATCGGCAAGAGCGCGCAGGAGCAGATCGACCGCATGGATCAGGCAATCGTCAAAAATACGATCATGGCGGCGAGCCCGCGATGGTTCGCGCGAAGCGACGCCGCGATCAACGAGAAGGAATTTGCCGACTGGACAAAGCCGTTTGTACACACCGACGGCAATCTGGGGCAGGATTCGCTGGCGCAGATCGTGGTGAATCCTCTGAGCGGGAATTATCTGGAGATGCGGGCGAGCAAGATCGAGGAGCTCAAGTGGGTGACGGGCAACACGGACGTCAACAACGGCTCGGCGGGCGGCGGCGTGACCGCTGCGTCAGCGATCGCAGCCTTGCAGGAAGCCTCCGGCAGGAGCAGCAAGGACGCGACGAAGAGCGCGTACCGCGCGTACCGGCGGATGATCGGAATGGTGATCGAGCGCATCCGGCAGTTTTATGACCTGCCGCGCAGATTCCGCATCACAGGGGCGCTGGGGGCGGACGAGTATGTGACGTATTCCAACGAGGGGCTAAAGGCAGGCGGGCGGAAGCCGGTATTCGACATCATTGTTTCGGCGCAGAAGCAGACGGAATACACAAAGCTTGCGCAGAACGAATTGGCTTTGCAGTTTTACAATCTCGGATTCTTCAACCCGCAGCTCGCGCCGCAGGCGATGGCGTGCCTGGACATGATGGATTTTGAGGACAAGTACGAGGTGATGCAGAAGATCCGGGCAAACGGAGATCTACAGCAGCAGCTCGCGCAGTGGCAGCAGTTTGCCTTGCAGCTCGTACAGCAGTACGCGCCGGAAAAGGCGGACGGGCTGGCGCAGGCGATCCTCTCCGGGGCGGGGCAGACTGTGCCGCAGGGAAACACGGATGTGAGCCTTGAGACCGGGGAGAAGGAGAGCAGTGTGACCGCGAACGCGCGGCAGAGGGCGCAGCAGGCGTCACAGCCGGAGGGGTGAGCATGATAAGCATCCAGTGTAAAGGCTACAGCCTGCGGATCACAGGGCACGCGGGATACGCTCCGGCGGGGCAGGATATTGTCTGCGCGGCGGTGACGATCCTCTCCTACGCGCTGGGCGGGATGCTCCTAAGAGCGGAAAGCGAGGGGCTGCTGCGGGCAGAGCCGGTGGTGGATATGCAGCCAGGAGACATCACCATTGCGTGCGCGCCGAAGCGTGAGCGGGTGGTGCGGGCGATGTGGGACACGGCACTGCTGGGAATGCAGATGGTGGCGCATGAGTATCCGCAGAATGTGCGATTCGAGAGGGAGCAGTAAACGTGGCGACAGCGCGGAATGTACAACGCTTCTCCTCATCCGGCGCTTCGCGCCACCTTCCCCTCAAGGGGAAGGCTTTGGAAATTGGCTTTGACGGGGGAGACCCCGTGAAATAGCGGCGGACGCGAGACCGCCGAAAAAACACAGGCGGCGGACGCGAGACCGCCTTACCAACACAGGATTTTTACGGGAGGGCTTTATGGAAAGGCTCAACATTCAGCTTTTGGCTGACGGCGTAGAGATGCCCGCCACATCCGGCGGTGCGGCAGCTCCGGCAACTGCGGACGCGCAGGCGCAGGGGCAGAGCGCACAAGTACCCGCCGAACAGGTACAGCAGGGAGAGACGTTTGAGGCACTGACCGGCAAGGGCGGCAGGTACGAGAAGGAGTACAACGCAGCCTTGCAGAAGGCGGTGCGCGGCAGGCTCAGAGGCGCGGAGGCGCAGAAGCAGCAGATGGAGAAGCTGCTGCCGATCGTGTCGTGGATCGGACAGATATACGGCATGGACACCTCGGACATGAGCAAGGTCGATCTGGACGCGCTGGGCGAAAAGCTATCGCAGGACAACCGCTGGTATGAGCAGGAGGCGGCGCAGGCAGGATTGCCGGTGGACGCGATGCGGCGGATCAAAAACGCCGAACGCGAGAACGCGCGGCTCAAGCAGGAAAGCGCGCAGATGCGCGCCGAGGAGGAGCAGAGGCAGCGGTTCGCGGCATTGCAGGAGAGCTTTGCAGAGGTCCAGCAGCGGTATCCGCAGGCAGACCTTTCGTCGGAGCTTGGAAACCGCGCGTTTATGTCGCTGCTCACGGCGGGCTTTGACCCGATGCAGGCATACGAGGCGGCGCACTACCGAGACCTCCAGCAGGCGGCGATGCAGTATGGGATGCAGCGCACCGTGGCGCAGGTGCAGGCAAACGGCATGAGACCCCAGGAGGGGGCGCTCGGCTCTCCGGCAGGACAGGTAACAAAAATCGACCCGCGCAAGCTCACCCCGCAGCAGCGGGAGGAGATCAGAAAGCGGGTCGCACGAGGGGAGCGCATTACATTCTGACGCTCCCGGAAAGGAGCAAATATGGAAGCATTGAAACTCAACATCCAACTCTTGGCGGACGCCGGGACGCTGGTGAACGCGACTGACGGCTATGTGAACGCCTACACCGGCGCGCAGGAATCCTTCAGCGGAAGGAACGATCTGAGCGTGCAGATGAAGGAGTACTACGACACGGAGCTGCTGGAAAATGCCCGGGCGAATCTGGTGCACAGCCAGTTTGCCAAGAAGAAGGGGCTGCCGAAAAATCGAGGCAGGAACATCGAGTTCCGCAAGTGGAACACGCTGGAGGACGCGGGCGAGCTGCAGGAGGGCGTGATCCCGGCGGCGCAGAAGCTCGGCTCTACGAGCATTTCCAAGGCGCTGACGCAGCACGGCACATACACGGCGGTCACCGACCTTTTGGAGCTGCACGCGATCGACGACGTGATCCTGGGCGCGACCACGGAGCTGGGCGCGTCGGCGGGCACGACGCAGGACAAGCTCGTGCGCAACGTCATGGTCGCCGGTACGAACAAGCAGCTCTGCGACAAGGTGGTAAACGGCGTACACACGAAGGTCGCGACCAGAGCGGGGCTTGACAAGACCGCCCGGCTGACCCCGGACGAGATCAACAAGGCGGTGACCACGCTCAAGAAGCTCAAAGCGCCGACCATCAATGGCAAGTACATCGCCATCATCCATCCGTCCGTCGCGTATGACCTGCGCAGCAGTGCGGAGTGGATCGAGGCGCACAAGTACGCGGCGACCACGGAAATTTTCACCGGCGAGATCGGCGAGCTGCACGGCGTGCGCTTCGTGGAGACGACCGAGGCGAAGATCTTCGCAGGCGCAGACCTTGCCTCGGACAGCCGGACGCTCAAGGTCAAGACCGCCATTTCCTCGGCGGGCAAGAGCATCACGTTCGAGGGCGGCACGGTGGCGACGGACGCGCTCAAGGGCAGGCTGATCCTTGTGGGCGACGTGCTGTGCGAGGTGGCGAGCAACACCGCGTCCAGCATCACCGTGAAGGAGAACGTCAACAACATCGAGGCGGGCGCTGTGATCGCGCCGGGCGAGGGCGGCGCAGGAGGACTTGCAGTGTATGCGACGATGGTGCTCGGCAAGGACGCCTACGGCATGATCGACCCGGAGGGCGGCAACCTCCAGATGATTATCAAGGACAAAGCCACCGCAGGCGGTCCGCTGGATCAGTTCTCGACGCTGGGCTACAAGTTCGAGAACGCGAGCCTTATCCTGTATGAGGATCGCATGGTCCGCATCGAGAGCTGCGGCGAGTACTCGGACGTGGACGAGGAGAACTGAGATGGCAAAGACGGTGGACATCTGGAAAGAGACCAGAACGGTACTTCTCCCGCCGGCACAGTCGAATGAGGAGAAAATGCAGTTTGTGTGCGTGAACGGCAAGCGATACCAAGTGCCGAAGGGCGTGGAGGTAGACGTGCCGCTGCCGGTATACGAGGCGCTGCGGGAGGCGCGCAGAGCGACAGCTGCCGCAGCAGCGTATGAGCGCAGCGTGCGCGCACAGACCTAATAAGACAGAGGGGGCGCGCAAGCGCCCCTTTTTCCAAAGGAGGGGACAGGATGACCATTACACAGGCTTTGGAGATCGTAGATCGGCTGACGCCGAATCAGTACGACATGGAGGACAAGATCAGATGGCTGGCGGAGCTGGACGGGATCGCGCACAGAGAGGTGCTGCGGACGCACGAGATGGACGTGCCGGAAGAATTTCACCCGTACCGCCCGGAGCAGGATCTGGACAGGACGGTGCTTTTGATCGGAGCGCCTTATGACGAAATTTATCGGTGGTACTTGGACATGAAGATCGCGGAGGCAAATGGCGAGACCGACCGTTACAACGCCGCTGCGGGCAGCTACAATCAGTACTTTACCGCGTGGCAGAATTACATCAACCGCAGCTATATGCCCCGCGAGCGGGCGACGCATTTCAGGCTGTGAGGTGAGAAGATGCTATTCGTGCAGAAAAATACGCCTGCCAAGGAGCAGGCGGTGACGGAGGTCTTTTACGGCTACGACCACAACCTCCAGATACAGGACGGGGCGTTTTACGACCTTGAGAATTTAACGGGAGACTACTTCCCGATGCTTGCGCCGCGTATGCGGCGGAGCACGCTGAAGGCGCTGGGCGAAGGGACGCTCCTGGGCTGGACGGCGCGGGACGGCGTGCTGTGGTATGTGTGGCAGGGAGCAACGCTGCCGGGGCTTTACTGCGGGGGCATTTTGCAGGAGCTGCCGCAGGGCGTGACGCTCACGGCGGGGGAAAAGCAGCTCGTGAGCATGGGCGCTTACCTCTGCATATTCCCCGACGGCATTTACTACAACACGCTGAAACCCACGGACGCCGGGTATATGGCGCGCAAGAACACCGTGACGCCGACGAGCGCGGCGAAGCTGACGATCACGCTCTGCACGCCGGATGGGGCGGGCATCACAGCCTCGGCGACGGACACAGAGCCGACAGACCGCACGAACGGGATGTATTGGGTGGACACAGGCTCTGAGCCGCACGCGCTCAAGCAGTGGTCGGCAAGCTCGGCACAGTGGGTGCAGGTGGCGACGACGTATGTGAAATTATCGCTCGGCGGCATCGGCGTGGGCATGAAGCAGTACGACGGGATCATTTTGAGCGGCATCACAGGGACGGAGCAGGCAAAGGCGCTGAACGGGTCGCACGTTTTATACGGCGCGGCGGACGACTACATCATCATCACCGGCATTCTGGATACCACAGCAGAGCAGACGAGCGGGGAAATTATCACGAACCGCCGCCTGCCGGAGCTGGACTATGTGACGGAGTGCGGCAACCGGCTTTGGGGCTGCTATTACGGCGTGGGGCAGGACGGCGATATGCTGAACGAAATTTACTGCTGCAAGCTGGGAGACTTCCGCAATTGGGAGTGCTACATGGGCATTTCGACCGATTCGTACCGGGCGAGCGTCGGCACGGACGGGAAGTGGACGGGCGCGGCGACGTATAACGACAGCCCAATGTTTTTCAAGGAGGACTTTATCCACAGGGTGTATCCGTCCAGCAAGGGCGCGCATCAGGTGGTGCAGCTCACCTGCGAAGGCGTGCAGGACGGGTCGGGCAAGAGCCTGTGCGTGGTCGATAACGTTTTGTACTACAAGTCGCGGCTGGGCGTGTACCGCTACGACGGGGGCGCTCCGAGCAGAATTTCGGACGCGTTGGGCGGCATCCTCTACAAAAACGCAATGGCGGCGACCGCACGGGGCAAGTATTACATCGCCATGAGCGAGCCGGACGGCGCACAGCGGCTTTTTGTGTACGACACGATGCGGGGGCTATGGCACGCGGAAAGCGGCGCAGAAGCGCTCACAGCGCTCACGAGCGGCAGGGATACGCTCTACGCGGCGAAGGATCAGAGCGGGAGCGTGACGGTTCTGGACCTGATGGGGCAGGAGGGTACGCCGGAAGCGCCTGTTTCGTGGTGGGCGGAGACCGGCATCATGACCTACGGCTTGGTGGGCAAGAAATACATCTCGCGGCTGAATCTGCGGATGCAGCTTCCGCGGGGGTCGCGGTGCGATTTTTGGGTGCAGTATAATTCTGACAAGCAGTGGCGGCACTGCGGGCACATGGAGGGGCGGGGCATTCGGTCGTTCCTGCTTCCGATCCGCCCGCGGCGGTGCGACCACCTGCAATTCAAAATATCCGGCACGGGGGACTTCCGGCTGCTTTCGCTGTCGCGCGTGCTGGAGGCGGGGAGTGATGTGTGATGGGAAGCCTGAATTTAGCGTATCCGAAGCGGATGGGCGGCACGGCGCAGGAGCAGATCAGCGCGCTGTATAGGTCGCAGTGCGAGATCATCGACTGGCTGAATCTGTCGGATTGGTCGGCGGAGGCGGTCTTGCAGGAGATCGCGCAGGGCATCGATGAGGACGCGGCGCTGCGGACGGCAAAAGAGAAAAAGCTGACGGGGTTTGAATCGCTCAAGCAGCTCATCATCAAGACGGCGGACTTTTCGATGGAGAACTCCGAGCAGTTTTCCAAGACGCTCAAGGGCGGGTTTGTTGCGAAGTCCACCTTCGGCGAGTATGTAAAGCAAACGAGCCTGACCCTCACGGCGAACAGCGAGGGCATCACACAGCTCTTTGACTATACGGACGGGATCAACAACCAGTATACCGGGAAGAGCCAGCAGTACGTCAAGACCGGGCTTTTATACTACGACGGCGTGACGCCGCGCTACGGCGTGGGCGTGGGCAATATCTCCACGACGGTCCAGAGCGGGAATGAGGTCATCAACACGTCCGCCGGAGAGGTCGTGACCGTGACGCCGGGGGAGATCAAATTCTGGCAGCAGGGCGTGCCGGTGGCGTGGCTAACGGACAAGGTGCTGCATTTTCCGTCCGGGACGCTGGAGGCGTGGGGCGCGAAGATCAGCGGCGAGATCACAGCGACGAAGCTGACCATTTCGGAAAACGCGGAGATCAGCGGTCTGTATCTGGAGAAGTTCAAGCTGCGCGGCAATCTGCCGGTCTATGAGGCGTCCAGTGTGGAGACGCTGGTGGGGTATTTGGGCGTGTATGTGGAAACGTATGACGGCGAAACGAATAAGCAGATCAGTTTGCGCTCGCCAAACGAATCCATGGTCAGCGTTTCGAACGGTCGAGTGCTGTTTCTCGCACAGGGAAGCGCGGATGCAGAGAGCGGAGGAATGCGAATCACCCCAACGAGCGCGCGGATATACACAACAGATTGCGGCGTGGAATTGCGGGAAACGAGAGACGTTTCAATCGAGGGTGATTCAACGCAAGTGAGCGTGCTCTACTTTGGACCAAGCTCAAGCGGAGATGTGAGATTGGGAACGGGAAAGCGTCTATGGAACAGCGTGTGGGCGGTAGACGACGTGATCCAGACATCCGACCTGAATGAGAAAAACAGCATCAGCTACGACATGGAGCGGTATGCGGCGCTGTTTGACCGATTGAAGCCGGCGCACTACAAGCTGAACGCCGGAACGAGCGGGCGCGTACACGTCGGGATGATCGCGCAGGACGTGGAGGAAGCGATGACCGCCGTAGGGCTGACGGGGCAGGAGTTCGCGGGCATCTGCAAGGCGGCGAAGGACGAGGGCGGCTACAGCTATTTTTTGCGGTACGGCGAATTTATCGCGCTCTGCATCGACCAGATACAGAAACTGAAAACCAGAATTGCGGCATTGGAGGGGACAACATGAATACGACGAGACGGTATTTTGAACTGAAAAATCAGATCGTGGAAGCGATCAACCGGGCGGAGCTGCCGCCGGTGATGGCGGACGCGGCGCTGCGCGAGGTGCGCGGGCAGGTCTTACAGGCAATGGAGCGGGAGCTGCGGGAGGAAGCGGAAAAGGAGGAAGAAGCGGATGGGCATTTACAGAGTTGAGAAGGGCGGGCAAGCGCCTGCGGGACTGACGACGGGCGACCGTGTTGTGACCGGGGGCGGCACCTATGAGATCACAGGCGTGGGCGAGAACGGGAGGTACACGTCGAGGCTCGTGAACAAGCAGCAGACGATCCACAACTACGGCGGCGGGTACGACACCAGAAGCGGCATTCCGGGCGCAAGCTCACAGACGACGGAAAGGCTATCCAGATTGGAGAGCGGGTACACGCCGTCGTCGGCGGTGCGGGCGGCGCAGAGCTATCTCGCGGGCGTGCAGGGCAGCAAGCCGGGGGCGTATGAATCGAAGTGGGGCGCGGAGCTGGACGCGCTGTATGACAAGATCACAAACCGCGAGAAATTCAAGTACGACGTGTACGATGACCCGATGTATCAGCAGTACAAGATGCAGTATCAGAATCTCGGCAGGACGGCGATGATGGACACGATGGGGCAGGCTGCCGCCCTGACGGGCGGGTACGGATCAAGCTACGGGCAGAGCGTGGGGCAGCAGACGTATGACGCGTATCTCCAGAGCCTCAATGACGTTGTGCCGGAGCTGTACGGGCAGGCGTATCAGCAGTACAGCGACGAGGGCGCAAGGATGCTTGACCAGTGGGGAATGCTCAACGACCGAGAGCAGCAGAATTACAACAAGTACCGCGACCAGATGAGCGATTACTTTAACGAGCTGTCGCTGGCACAGTCTGCGGCGCAGGCGGCGGCGCAGGACGATTACAACCGCTGGGCGGCGGAGCGGAGCTACTGGCTGCAAAAGCAGCAGGATGAGCAGAGCTATTATGCCGCCGTGCAGAAGGCGGCGAGCGGATCGGGGGGCGGCAAGAGTTCCGGGAGCGGCAGTGATTCGGCGTGGACGGAGTTTGGCGCAGGTCTGAGCAAGACGATGTTTGACAATATGCTGTATGCGGTCAAGCAGAATGCGGCGAAGGGTGATGCGCAGACGGTGGACCAGATCATGTCAAAGTACGAGAGCAGGCTATCGCGCAAGCAGTGGAACACGGTGGCGGGCATTCTGAACAACCACGGGTACACGCTGCCGAAGTACTGAGAAGGAGAAGAGCATGGGAGCATGGAGCGAGTATAAAAAACAGCAGGAGCAGGAGCGCAGGACCGGCAAATGGACGGAGTATAAGCAGAGCGGCAGCTATCGCAAGAGCGGGGCGGCTGCCGCGCCGGCGGCGAATGTGGCAACAACTCGGAGCGGGGATAGTTCTGATCCCCTCCGGCGCTCCGCGCCACCTCCCCTTGGTCACCAAGGGGAGGCAGGCTCGGACAGTCTGACGCAGGAGCGGTACAAGGCGCAGGGCGGGGTGACGTTTGAGCAGTACAAGGCGGCGGTGGACAGCATCACGCAGCAGCGGTACAGGGCGATGCGCGGGATGACGGAGGAACAGTACCGGGCAGAGCTGGGGCAGAAGCAGGAAGCAACGCCGCGAGGCAGGTTTTCCTCGGACAAGGTATCGGAACAGGAATTTAACCGCTCCACGGCGATGCAGCAGAAATACGGCAGCTACCAGAACTATTTGCGCGGCGTGTACGCCGGGTACGACGAGGCGATGGAAAATGCGCGCCGAGCGAAGCAGGAACAGGCGCAGCGGGAAGGCAAGGTAACGGAGCAGGAGTTCAACCGCTCCACTGCCATGCAGAAGAAATACGGGACGTATCAAAACTATCTGAACGGCGTAACGACCACCACAGACGAGCAGACGCGCTATCAGGCACAGAACGCCAGACTGGACAATCTGGGCATTCGGGAGGACGTGGCGCGCTACTTTGAGCTGGACGCTGACGAGGACCGGGAGGAAAAGGACGCACTGCGGCAGAGGTTCGACGAGATGGGCGTGACCGGCAAGGACCTTTCGGATTTCCGGGCACTGCTGAAAAATCCAAAGCTCACGGGGGACTATGTGGGCTTTGGCGAGGCGGCGGCGGATGCGTTCATCAGCGGCAGCTCGGCGTCGTGGCTGGGCGGTCAGGAGGCGACGCACGCGGTCGCGGAAGCAGGAATCAACAAGGCGGCGGCGTGGGCGCTGCGTGACCTTGCAAAGAGCAAGGTGCTGGGCGGCATTTTCGGGCAGGCGTACCGGGACAGCCTGAACGCTCTGGCGGACAAGCTGGCGACAGACATCGACTGGTCGGGCGCGCAGGCATGGCAGGACGAGTACAGCCGCATTATGGAGCGGGCGACGAAGGACAGAAGCGACGTCGGGAAGTTCGTGGTGGAGAACCTGCCGTCGGTCGGGTCGATGCTTTTGGACGCGGGGCTTGCCGGGATGAGCGGCGTGAATCCGATCAAAGAGACGACGAATCTATCCACACTGACGTCCATGGCGTCCAGAGCGGGCGGCAACGCGGCGGTGGACGCGAAGAATGCAGGGGCGACGGACGGCGAGGCGATTTTGATCGGCTTGGAGAACGCCGCCGTGGAAGTATTCTCCGAAAAGCTGTTCGGCGGAAACCCGGTGTATGACGAGGACGTGGGTCTTATCAACCGGGCGGCGGCGAAACTGAAAAATAAGACGCTCCTGCGGGTGCTGGACAGCAAGGCGTTCGGGCTGGTATCGGAGGGTCTGGAGGAGGTCGTGGCGGAGCTGCTTGAGCCAACGTTCCAGAGCCTAGTGCTGGACGGGACGCTGGAGGGGTCAGTGACGGCGGAGGACCTTGGGCTGTCATTCCTCGGCGGCGTATTCGTCGGCGTGCTGGGCGATGCTGCCGGGATGGTGAGCGGGCTGTCACAGGCACGGCAGGACCGATACATGAAGCAGTACGCGAAGATCCTGATCCGGGAGACGGACGGCAGCACAAACGCGGATGTCCAGGCGGCGCGCGATACGATCAGCGACAAACTGGTATACGGACGCGCGCCGGATATGCAGGATTTCGGGCGCTTGATCGACGCGCTGGACAAAGCCGGAGAGAGCGACGCGGCGGAGCGGACCGTGGAGGAGGTACAGCGGGAAGCAAGCGAGAGTGACGTGCCGGAAAATATGGACGTGGAGGACGACATTCCGTCCAATATGGACGTGATCGACGAGGACGGGGACGGGCTGCCGGACAATATGGAGCTGGAGGCAGACGTGGCGGAAGCTCAGAACGAGGGTAGTTCTGATCCCTTCCGGCGCTCCGCGCCACCTCCCATTGGTCACCAAGGGGAGGCTTTGGAGCGTGCAAACAACGAGCCGGAGGTGCGGACGGTCTTACGGCAGGCGGGGCAGGAGGATGTACGCGGGCGCGTGAAGGGCGACAAGCTGCTCGGCAAGGTCGGGGACACGCTGCGCGAGTATAAGGCGCGGCTAAAGCAGTACGATGCGCGGACGGCGGAGCTGCGGGGGCTGGAAGCAAACGCACAGCAGGTCAGAAATAACGAGCCTTCCCCTCATCAGTCGCCTACGGCGACAGCTTCCCCCCGAGGGGAAGCCATAAATGCGCGGGTACGGGAGCTGCGGGAGCAGCTCGCGCAGGACGAGGCATATCTGGAAGCGAAGGAGCGGGATATGCAGGACGTGGCGAACGTTGCGCGGGCGCGGCTGGAGAACGAGCGGCAGCAGAAGGAGTTGGGACGCGAGACGCAGACCCTATCCGACAAGGAGCTGCGCGAGACAGAGCAGTCCGCACAGGCGCAGGAGAGCGCCGCCGAGCTTGCGGCAAGGAGAGCGGCAGAGGAGCAGGACGCGGCGGAACTGGAGCGGATCGCAAAGCAGCGCGAATACGGCTTTGCGATGACGCAATACTTTATCTCCGGGTATTTTGATGCAAACGACCGCGTGCAGATGGACATCCCGACGTATGCAGAGGCGGTGCGTGTCGCCTACGGGAAGGGACGGTTCGGCTGGAAATTCAAGCGTGAGGATTCTCAGAGGGGCATTGCGGACGAGGTATTGCAGGAAGCCTACAAGGAAGGCAGGCGGAAAGGAGAAGAAAATGGAACAGCGGGTATTGGTAACGGCGGCGAACGGGATGCAAGTATGGATTCCGATGAGCCGTCTGGACGCGTGGGCAGAGGCGCAGGAGGAGCAGAGAAAGAATCCGCAGGCGGATTCGGCATCAAGGAAAGCCTTAGAATCCAAAGTGTCCTCGGCACTGCGAAAGCGGAACGGTTAAGCCCAAAGGCGGACGGGATCGAAAACGGCTCGGAACAGAAAATGTTCTACCGCGTGCCGGAGGGTATGGTGCAGGAATATCCCGCACTCAAGCAGGCGAAGCAAATCCTTACCGATGCGGGCGCGGACGACGTGCGTCTTGTGAGCGGGTCGATCAGAATCAGGACCGCAGGCGGCAGAGAGATGAGCGTGCAGGGCGTTACACAGGGAACGACCGTATGGATCACCATCGACGCGAAGGACGGCGTTATCAAGACCGCCGAGCACGAGGCGATGCACCTGCGGCTGGAAGCAGAATCGGGGTTGCGGGAGCGCCTGATCGACGCGCTGGGGCTTTCGCAGGAGCAGCGGGATAAGCTGGCACGGAAATACTGCGAGGCATACGAGGGCTGCTACACAGGCGATGACCTGAGCGCGTATCTGGACGAGATCGTGTGCGACGCCTACGCGGGGATCAACCGCATGGGCTTGGGCGCGGACAAGCTCCAGAATGCCGTGCGCACCGCCGCAGACAGCACCGCGAGCCAGCGCACAAAAAAACCGGCACAGACCAGAGGCCCGCCGGAGAGATACAGCTTTGCAAAATTGAAGGACGCCGAGGTGCGAGCGGAAGCGGAGCGCATGGAGGCGGCGGGCAGAACGCCGGAAGAGATTTGGATGGAGCTGGGCGTAGCGCGGACGCTGGACGGCAAGGACTGGCGATACGAGATCGACGACAGCGGGATAGAGTATGACAGTAGCGGGGATGCACAGGGTGCAACGAGCCGGAAATGGGCGTTGGAAGATCTGGACGCGGCAAAGGCTGATATGGCGGCGGCACTGAGCGACGACGAAATGAAAGACGTGCGCAAGTACAACTCTGCAAGGGTTCGCGGTGACAAGGCGGAAATGCGCAGCCTTTACGAGCGCAACGCGGAAAAGTACGGCGATGTGTTCACGGATTATGTAGCGGCGCTTGATTGGGCAAGGAGGTTCAGTGTACAGACTTCTGACGGACTGCGGCTGGGAGACTTCCTAAAGCATGACGAGCTGTTCAAGGTGTACCCACGACTGAGGAACGTTGAACTGCGGTTTAAAGAATTGGACGCCGGGAAGCAAGGCGTATATAACAGGCAGGAAAACAGGATTACTTTGGACAGCAGTCTGAGAAGCGCGCCGGAAAATACGCTCATCCACGAGATACAACACGCCATACAGGACATTGAGGGTTTCCCAGGCGGCGCAAGCCCGGAATACTGGGCACGGCGGGAATTTGAGAGTGGCGATCTTGTCGGGGAGCGGCTGCAAAGAGAATACGATAAACTCCTAAACAGCCTACCGAGGAATAAGCAGAACAAATATATACGCTATACCGAACTGGAAAGAGAGCTGGAGAGACTTTTCCTGTCCGACGAAAACAGCGAGGACGGAAGGCGCTACACAAAGCTCGAAGCAGAGCAGGATGCGCTTTACGAAGAACTTTATCCGAAGCAGTGGTTTCAAAGCCTGCTTGATCTGAATCGCCGTATGACTGATGCGCCGGGCGAGTACAGAAGAATGTACAACAACACGGCGGGCGAGATCGAGGCGCGGGATGCAACTGCACGCCGGAACATGACGGCGGAGCAGAGGCGGGCGACAATGCCGAAAATGGCGGACGAGAATACGGTGTTTGCCGAAATGAGCGCAGCGGAGTACATGGTCGAAAGTCAAAGCATAAAGGGACAAATCCGAGAGCATAGGCAGGAGCTTGCGAACATGGAAACGGTTGCCTCGATTCAAAGCCCAGCGGATATTGAAAAATGGGATATGAACCGCACGCGGCAGTGGGTCGTAGAAAAACTGCGTCCTACCGGCTTCAAGGTAGAACGCAGTGGATTTGGAACGATCGTAATTGACGAAAAACGTTTGAACAGCAGCCTGGACTATTTGAAGCTGGGAGACGCAGAGGTGGGAGCTTATGCCGCACTGGCTCGTGTTTTAAAGCGCGGAATTGAAATCAGCGGGCATGAGAATCACAAGGGACGCGGATATGCGACAGTGACCATTGCAGCACCAATTGAAATTGACGGCGTCCGCGGGAATATGGCAGTTGTAGTCAAAAAAACCAGCAAGAATTTCTATAAAATGCACAGAGTGCTTGCGCCGGACGGCACGCTGCTTGTCTTGGAAAATAAGGCAAACGCAGAGTTTACGTCCGTCGGGGGCGTCACCGAAGTTGCCAATGCTCCGGGAGAGGTCGCTCCGACCATCAACTCTGCGTTTACAAATAGTCTACGACCAGAGGGCAAAAATGTCAACAGGAAATATTCGCCAGAAACGCAGGAGCGAGCGCCGGAGCTGACGGACGCGGACGCGCCGGTGCTGAGTGAGGAGGAGCAGCAGAGAGAGATCGCGCGGGAGCTGGAGGAAAGCGACGAGGAACGAAACCGACTGCGGAATCTCCAAAGAACCGGCAGGCAGTACATGAAGCAGGTCCGGGATGAGACCGTCCAGAAACTCACGAATCCGATGAGCGCGGCGGGCTGGGACTTGGAGACAAAGGTCCGACCTGAGATCAACAAGATCATCGACGAGTACATTGAGACGGGCAAGGTGCAGAAAAGCACCGTGGAGCAGGCATTCGAGACGACCTACAGGGAAGCCAAGCAGATGAACGACGAGTTTGCACGACGGTACAGCGAGGTGCTGGACGTCATCAAGTCGCGGCGGATCGTGCTGTCGGACGAGCAGAAGCAGGAGCTACAGAACGCGACGCCAGAAAAGGCAAAGGTCCTCGCACGGTCACTGCGAGACTTGAAAGCGATGGACTTTGCGAAGGGCGCGCAGCCGCTGTATGACGTGAGCCGGATGTACGAAAAGGTGCGCAAGATGTCGCCTGAATTGTTCGGGTCGTGGGCAAAGGAATCGTGGGAGCAGATCACGCGCCTTTCATCCGTGAGCCGCCAGATCATGAAGGCAACCGTCCTGTCCGAGAAGATGGAGACGGCGGAGTTCAAGGAACACGCATGGGACAGCTTTAAGGCAGGCGTGAAGGAAATGCTCCCGGAGATGCGCAAAGCGCGGGACTATGCGCAGACGTATGAGCGGGAGCAGGCGGCGGCGCGGGAGGAAATGCTGCGGCGCGAGGAGGAGACCGCCCGCGAGGACGCGAAGCGCCGCGAGGAAGAAGAGGCTGCCAGAGAGGCGGCGGAGCAGGAAGCGTTCCAGCCATACGACTACGACAAGCTGCCGGGGAAGGCGCGGGCGTTTGTGGATCAGGCGGTGAACAGCGCGGTGCGGCAGGCGGCGAACGCGATGAGCATTCCGGGCAAGGCAAAGCGCGAGGTGCTGAAGCCTGCCGTGCAGGGCATGATGAACGAGTTCCTGAAAACCGGGAGGATCGCGCAGGAGACGATCGACAAGAGCTTTGAGGACGCCTACGACGCCGGCATTGAGGAGGACCGCGAGTTCTACGACACGTTCAAGCATATCAAGGTCAAGCTGCTCAAGACGGGCATCCGAGTGACGCCGGAGGTGCGGGCGGAGTTCGCAGACCTTGAGCAGTTCCGGCGGGCGGTGCGCGGGAGGATCTTACTCAACAACGAGGGCATCGGCATCGACACGCTGTACGGAGAACTCCACGACGAAGCGCCGGGGCTGTTCCCGGAGGCGATCATGAACCCGGCGGATCAGCTCATGCGCATGATCGAGGTGGCGGATAAGATCCAGATCACGAAGCAGACGCTGGACGAGGCGCACAAGGGCGACGGCGGGGACTATAAGCGGTGGGCAAGGAATGACTTTGAGGCTGCCGTGGAGGACATGAAAGCCTCGCTGCGCACCGCCAGAGCGTGGGCAGAGAGCCGCGAGCGGACGAAGCTGGCGCAGGAAGCGCCGAAGTCGCAGGCGGAGGTAGAAGAACTCTACAAGCGGCAGAGGGAAGCCAGACGCGCCTATGAGCGGGTGCAGAGCAAGAATCTGCTGACGGACGAGGACGAGCGGATACTGGACCGGCTGCTGCGCGGAGAGCTTGCGCCGGAGGACATTCAGGACCGCAAGAACGCGCGGAGCATTCTGAACGTGTACGAGGCAAAGGCGGACTATGCCGCGCTCACGGCGCAGATCGCCCGGTGGCGCAGGGGCGTGAAGGAGGGCTACCGCGAGCAGGTGCGTCCTTTGCTGGAGAACACCGAGCAGGCGAAGGACAAGAAGGGGCTTGCACCGGGATTTCGGTATGACCGCGAGACGGCGGAGCGGAACATCGAGGACGTATTTCCGGCGGCGGACGCGAAGAGGATCAACGAGACGATCTTTGAGCCGGTACACACGCAGCAGGCGAAGTCCACGCGCTTCAAGAACGACTACCGCGCCCGCGTGCGCAAAATGAATCTGAGCCGGAAGGTCAAAGCCGGGGACGTGGTGAGCGAGGCGCACGCGGTGCAGCTCTACGGCGAGGCGATGGACAACATCCGGCAGCTCACGAAGAAGCCAATGGACGCGAAACGGGACGGCAAGACGCTTGCCGAGTGGGAAGCCGTGGTGCGCGAGCTGTGGGAGAAGAACCCCGGTATCAGCAAAGAGAAGGTCGAGCGTGCCGTTGGGGAGTTCCGAAAGATCTACGATGAGCTGTTTACGCAGATGAACGACGTGCGCGTGCGCAACGGCTATGAGCCGATCGACTACCGCAGGGGATATTTTCCGCACTTCCAGCCGGGGCAGACGGACGGCGTGCTGGCGGTGATGGGCAAGGCGCTGGGCATCAAAGCGGATGTGACGGCGCTGCCGACGACCATCAACGGACTGACACACACCTTTAAGCCGGGGATCACGTGGTTTGGAAACGCGAAGGAGCGCCTGGGCTTTAACACAGCGTATGACGCGGTGGAGGGCTTTGACAAGTACATCGAGGGCGCGGCGGACATCGTATTCCAGACGGACAACATTCAGCGGCTGCGGGCATTTGCGTCGGAGGTCAGATACCGCACATCGAACGAGGGCGTGCGCGAGCGGGTGGACGCGATCCGGGCGGATGAGAGCATCAGCGAGCAGGACAAGGAGCTGCGCATTAAAGACCTATACGAAAACGCAAAGTTTGAGCTTTCGGGCTTTGCGGCGTGGCTGGATGAGTACACAAACCTGCTGGCGAACAAGAAGAGCAAGCTTGACCGGGGCGTGGAGAGCGTGCTGGGACGCAAATTCTACAACGCGATGAACTGGCTGGAGAGCCGCGCGGCGGCAAACATGGTGGCGATGAATCCGGGGTCGTGGCTGACGAACTTTATTCCGCTGACGCAGGCATATGGCTATATTTCCACGGGCGATATGGTGCAGGCGATGGGTAAGGCGCTCGCGGCGATGAAGAACGACGACGGCTTTTGGGAGCGCAGCGCGTTTTTGACGAACCGCCGGGGCAGCGATCCGCTGGTGCGGACGTGGCAGGGAAATCTGAGTGCGAAGCTGTCTATGCCCATGGAGCGGATCGACACGTTCACGGCGGACACGATCGTCCGGGCGCGGTACAACCAAAACCTCCGGCGCGGGATGCTGGAGGAGGACGCGATGCGCGAGGCGGACCGCTTTGCGGCAAACATCATGGCGGACAGAAGCAAGGGCGCGACGCCGACGCGCTTCCAGGCGAAAAACCCGTTTACGAAGCTGTTCACACAGTTCCAGTTGGAGGTGAACAACCAGTTCTCCAACATCTTCAAGGACCTGCCGCGCGAGATGCGCAAGCGGGGCTTGCAGGCGCTGGCGTGGGCGCTGTTCAAGATGTTCTTCTCGGCGTGGGCATACAACGAGCTTTACGAGAAGGTCGTGGGCAGACGGGCGGCGCTTGACCCGATCGACATGACAAACGAGCTGGTGGGCGACGCGACGGGCTACAAGCTCAACAACGTCCTCGACGTGGCGTTCGGCTCGGAGGCTGGCTTTATCCATGAGGGAAAGCCTGCGGGCTTTGGGAACACGGTGACGCATTTCCTGACGAGCACCGCCGAGGAGCTGCCGCTGGCAGGCGGGGTGCTCGGCGGCGGACGCGTGCCGTTTTCCTCGGCGCTGCCGGATGTGTCTGCGATCTGGAAGGCGGCGACCAATAAGGAGCTGGACAGCGAGACGAAGAACGCGAAGCTGTGGGAGGAGGTCCGAGACCCGCTGCTGTATCTGGGGCTGCCGTTCGGCGGCGGGCAGATACGCAAGGTGGCGCAGGGCATTTATGCTGTGGCAAAGGGCGGAAAGTTCTACCGCAACAACAAGGGCGAGCTTCAGATGCAGTACCCGGTGTTTACCGACGAGGGCAAGTGGACCGTGCTGCGCGACGTGCAGGCAGGCGTATTCGGACGCAACGCCACGAAGGAGGCGCGCGATTGGGTACAGAGCGGATTCTCGAAACTCAGCACGAAGGAGACGAACGCGTACCTCGCGATGAGCGCGGCAGACGTGAAGCAGCGCGAGGCGTGGAAGCTCATTCAGGCGATGCAGGACGTGGACGTGCCGGAGGGCGTAAGCAAGAAGGATGCAAAGCTCGAAGCGCTGCGGGACTATGACATTTCGGACGAGGCAAAGGCGCTGTATTACTACAACGTGATCGCGAGCGACACCGAGCGCGAGCAGTTGGACGCCTACATGGACGTAGATCAGGCGCTGGCGGACGAGAAGGTCCAGAGCGCGATCAACAACGCGGAGGCGACCGCCATTTCGGAAGAGGAGCAGGCGGCGAAGGAGGCGCGGGCGGAACGCGACCGGGCGAGCAAAGCAAACTACGCGCAGATGTATCGCAAGATACGCGATCTGAAGCTGGACGGGTACGAGCCGATCTACAAGTCGCAGCTCAAGGCGCTCAAGGAGCAGGAGGGGCTTTCGGACAGCGACGCGCGGAAGGAGATACAGAAGGGCGTCATCGAGGAGGTGAAAGAGGCATTCCAGTCGGGCAGCATCGACGAGAAGCTGGCAACGCGCATTCTGAGCAAGAATCTGAATGAATCCGAGGACGACACCTACTGGATGCTGGAGGAATGGAAGGGCGGACCTGACTACTCCAAGTACGGCAAGCTGACGGACGCGATGGAGCAGAACACGGACGCGAAGGAGACGGTGCAATACTATCTGAGCCACGGCGTGCAGAAGCGGGACATATCCTCGCAGATCACGAGATACTTCAAGCCTCTGTACAAAGCCGCCGAGACCCGGCAGGAAAAGAACGAGATCGCAAGGCAGGCGAACGTGTTCTACCGCGCGGCGGGCTACATGGAAAAGTGGAACGACATGA